CGTCGCATCAATCGTGAGATCTCGCTTCGCCGGCGCGTCGAGACACGGCTCGAGCGTGAGATCGCGGCCCGGCAGCGCGCCGAGGAGCGCCTCGCTCGGCTCGAGANACTGCAGCAGGAGATCGAGAACAACAGCTCGGTGAAAGACATCGAGCAGAAGATCAAGGAAGTCACCGAACAGCTCGCGCAGGCGAAGGAAGCNGGCGAGACGCAGAAGGAGCTGGAACTCACCATCAAGCTCACCGATCTGCAGGCGGAGCTGAAACTCCTTCGCTTCAACCTTGAGCGCAACGCGCGCGAGCAGATCGCNCGTGACACGAGTGGCGACGAGGATGCCGACGACACGCGCTCCTACGGGCGCGAGCGTTCGAGCGAGTGGATCCGCGCGAACAGGCGCTGGTGGAACACCACGCGGTGGGCCGCCGCAAAGCGCGATGCGATCGCGCACGACAAGACCATCCTCGAGGAGATCAAGGACGGAACGCTGGATTTCGAGCCGTACTCCGACGAGCACTTCGAGGAGCTCTCCCGCCGGCTCAAGGCGGACTATCCCGAGCTCGATCTGCGGACCATCGACGGCGACCCGTTCGAGCTCGATGACGATGAGGGTGATGACGTGTCAGACCGAGACAACCGGCGCACGGCCGGTGAGTACCACGATCGGGACCGCGGATCGCGGCAGGCGAACGGCAACGGCTCGCGCCGCGCTCCGATGGGCGGCCTGGGCGGCCGCGACGGCCGACGCGAGCGCTCGGAGGTCGAGCTCGCGATGGCGGGCAAGGTGCGCCTCACCGAGGACGACTTCCGGCAGATGCGCATCTTCGGGCTCGACCCGAACAACCCCGAGCACAAGAAGCGGTTTGCGAAGGAACGCATGCGCACGATCCTCGCCGAGGCCCGCAACGCAGGAGTTCGCCGATGAGCCAGGTGACCGTATCTCAGATCTCTGCCGAGGAGCGCGATGCAGAGTTGGTCGTCGCGCGCTCGCTCAAGCGCGTCGAAGAGAAGAAGGCGCGCGCCGATCAAGCCAAGAAGCGCAAGCGCACACCCGCGCACAAGCGCATGCACCATGTGGACAACGACGTTCACATGCAGAACGAATCTGCCCGTCAGGTCGATCAGCGGGACGAGATCGACCGCGAGAACGAGCTGCCGACGTCATGGAAGCGCCCGTCTGCACTTGGCGCACCCGAGCCACGGCCCGGGTATGTGCAGCGGTGGGTCCGCTTCCGCATGGGCAATCAGGAGGACGTCGACAATCTCGAGAAGATGATGGAACAGGGCTGGCGCCCGCGTAAGCGCACCGCCGCGAAACGTGGGCATGAACTGACGGCCGGCTCTGACGCCAAGTACGGGCAGTACTACGTCAAGAGAGGTCTCATCCTCATGGAGATGCCGGAGACGCTCGCCGACCAGCGAGACAAGTTCTACCGGAATCGCCTCAAGAGGATGACCGAGAGCATCGACCGGAACCTGTTCAAGGAGAACAACCGCGTGATGCCGCTGCTCCAGCCGTTCCGCAAGACGGTGACGACGACGACGGCGCGGCGCGGGCGTCTCGACGATCACGTTCCGGGCGATGACGAGGCCGAGGAGTAACTCCACGGCTGATCCACCAGCTTCAACCTTCGGAGATCACCTATGGCAAACAAGGATCATCCGGCAGGGTTTCGGGCGGTGAAGCACCTCTCGGGCGGAGTCATCAGGCTCTCGCGGTATCACATCGCGAGCGCCTACGCCTCCAACATTTTCCGGGGGGATGCGGTCATCCCGACATCCACCGGCAAGGGCATCAACNGACCTGGCAGTGCCAGCGCGCGCCTCATCGGCGTGTTCGACGGCTGTGTGTTCGAGAACCAGCAGGGCGAAGTGCAGTACAGCCGCTACTGGCCGGCGAACACCGTGCTCAAAACGGGCACCGTCGCCGATGCGTTCGTCTACGACGACCCGAACATCCTGTTCGAAGTACAGGCAGCGGGCTCCGTCACGGCGGGCGACATCGGTGCGCTCGCGGATCCGACCTACGCGACCGCGGGCAACCCGATGACGGGCGTTTCGGGCGACGAGCTCGACCACACGACGATCGGCACCGGCGGCTCGGTGCTCAAGATCATCGACTGGGCTCGCCGGCCCGACAACGAGCTCGGCACCAACGTGAAGCTCCTCGTTGCCATCTCGCTGCACTACCTGCGCGGCGCGATGACGACGATCTGAGCGGCCCCTGGGACTGACAAGGAAAACGGAGAACAGCGCCATGATGAATCGCGCACAGTTCAAGAAACAGCTCCAGGAGGGCCTGAACACGATCTTCGGCATGGAGTACGACCGCCATCCGGACGAGTGGCGGGAGATCTTCCAGGTCGAAACGTCTCAGAAGGCCTACGAGGAGGACGTGCTGATGTACGGCCTCGGCGCCGCTCAGGTGAAGGCCGAAGGCGAGGCCGTTGCCTACGACGAGGGCGGCGAGTCGTACGTCGCGCGCTACCACCACGAGACGATCGCGCTCGCATTCGCCATCACGGAGGAAGCCGAGGAGGACGGCCTTTATGGCTCCATCGGCGCCAAGATGGCGCGAGCGCTCGCGCGTAGCCTCAAGTTCACCAAGGAAGTGAAGGGCGCGGCGATCCTCAACAATGCCTTCAACGCGAGCTACCCGGGCGGCGATGGAGTGTCGCTCCTCAGCACGTCGCATCCGCTCGCCGGCGGCGGCGTACTGGCGAACAAGCTCGCCACGCCTGCGGACCTGTCGGAGCCTGCGCTCGAGGAGCTCCTGATCCTCATCAGCGAGTGGACCGACGATCGCGGCATCCCGATACGCGCGCAGGTCGTCAAGCTCATCGTGCCCACGGAGCTTCAGTTCGTCGCCACGCGACTGCTGATGACTCCGTATCAGCCGGATTCCGAGTCGAACAACATCAACGCGATCTACAAGCTCGGCTCGGTCCGCGACGGCTTCGCCGTCAATCACTACCTCACCGACCCCGATGCGTGGTTCGCCAAGACGGACGTGCCGGACGGCCTCAAGCATTTCGTGCGCAAGGCTGTCTCGGGCGGCGTCGAGGGCGACTTCGAGACGGGAAACATGAGGTACAAGAAGCGCGAGCGGTACTCGTTCGGCTGGACCGACTGGCGCGGCCTCGCCGGCTCGGAGGGCTCGGGCACGTAAGACAACGGCGCGAGTGAAGCGCGCCAATGTGGGCTCGGGCGGGGGCGGCAACGCCCTCGCCCGGGCAGGACAGAACAATGTGACGCGGCGAATGCCGTGACCTGATCGAGAGGGTTGTCACATGGAGACGGATCGTCACAACTTTTCGCAGGCGAAGCGCCTTTTCCACGGCCGGGCCTACTACGCGCCGGCGCACGACTCGAAGCGCGGCGTGGAGATGACGCCACTCTACCTGTTCTCCTGTGTGCCGGAGGCGCCTGACGCGGACGGTATCTGCGAGACGCAGGATGTTGGCGACGGTGGCGCTGGTGGGGCGGCAATCATCAATGGCGCGCTCGCCTCGAATGGCGTGGCCGAGTTCGACGTCCCGCGCAACGTCGTAGCCGCCTGGACCGGCACTGCCGTCATCACCATCGAGGGCGAGGACGAGTACGGCGCACGGGTCGTCGAGCAGTCTGCGTCCGGCACGAGCCACACCGGGCAAAAGGCGTTCAAGAGGGTCACGAGGATCACCACCTCGGCGGCCGTCACGGGCTTCACCGCAGGCACCGGCAGCGCGATCGGATTCCCCTATCGCGTCGACGCGGGTGGCTTCTTCATGGCCTCGCTCGATGGCAAAGCGGACGCCGGTACGTTCGCGCCGGCGGTGACTGCAGCGCCGAGCGCCACCACGGGCGATGTGCGTGGCACGTACACGCCGGACGGCACACTCAATGGCAGCGCGCGCCTTGCAGCGCTGTTCAAGATCGCCGATCCGACAACCAAGGAAGGCGCGTACGGCGTGGACCAGTACGGCGGCTGAGTCCGCACTGACGGCGCGCTTCAGTCAGGAACCCTTTGCTCCGCGAGCGGCGCGCGCGCCCGCCGCGAGAGGAGCGAGGAGAGCTCATGCGAGTCAAGTCACTGACCCTGCAGGCTGGCGGCGCCGCGGATGACGATGCATTCGCGGCCGCGCAGAACCCGGTCGCGCAGACGCCGCTCACACTCACGGCGGACGCCGCCGCCATCAGCCCGCCGCGAGAAGTCACTCTGACCTCGGCAGGCGATCTGTCGGCGATCACCTTCACCATCGAGGGCGTCGATCGCTACGGGCAGAAAATCAGCGAGCAGCTTGCCGGGCCGAACAACGAGACGGTCCGCTCGAGCAAGGTCTACTCGCAAATCACGGCGATCACACCGAGCGCCTCGAATGGCTCGGCTCAGGTCGAAGTGGGCTACCCGGCGCGCGTGTGCTCGCCCTGGATCATCGCGGGAGGCACGCGCGGCGACGAGGAGCTGCCTACGGCGATGGTGCAGGCAATAGCTGTGCCCGGGCAGGCCTTCGCGGCCGCTGTCGTCGAGCGGACGTTGGAGAACTTCATGCGGATCCCGGGCGAGGGTGCAGCGCCCGCAGCAAGCCCTGCGCAGCTCAACAGCGATGGCGCGGTCGTGACGGTACAGGGCACGGCGCTTCGCGTCGTCGTGACCGCTGAAACGGGAGCCATCAAGGTCGCGATCGCACGTCCCGGCTACTGAGGTGCCGTCATGGCTACCACCGGCACGTACACGTTCGATCCGCGGGTCGCCGAGCTCCTCGAGGAGGCGGCCGAGCGCGCAGGCCTCGATCCGGCAACGCTCGGCGCACGCCACATCAAGAGCGCGCTGCGCTCGATGAAGGCGATGTTCGCCTCCGAGTGGATGACGATCGGCGTCACGCAGTGGAACGTGCAGCAGGAGACGGTGACGCTCTCGGAAGGGCAGACGAGCTTTCTTCTGCCCACCGGCGGCATCGACATCCTCGGCATGGTGCTGCGCAGGGAAGGACACGACATCGAAATGGTCGCGATCTCGCGGCAGGACTATCTCGCGATCGTCGACAAGACCACGCGCGGCAGACCGGATCGGTACTTCCTCGACAAGCAGGGCGATCTCAACGGCAGGCGCGTCTACATCTGGCAGGCGGCCTCGAACAATACCGACCAGATCATCGTCGACTATCTGCGGCAGGCGCAGGACATCGGAGGCCTGTCGAACACGCTGCAGATGCCGCCGCACGCCTTCGATGCTGCGGCCGAGGGCCTTGCGATGCGTCTCGCGCAGAAGTTCGCTCCCGAGCGCTACGAGATGCTGCGCGTCTCCTACGGCGGCCCGCGGTATCCGGANAAAATNGGGGGCAAGCTCGAGCTCCTGCGCCAGGCCGACCGCGACCGCAGNGATCTCGAGGTGCGCGTCCAGTACTACCCGCGGACCGGGCGCTACTGACGGGAGGGCACAGTGCTCACCGGGCAGCGATACGCGCAGGGCGAGAGAGCATGGGGCGAGTGCGGCCGCTGCGGCGGACGCTTCCTCCTGCGGTATCTCATCTTCGACGGGCACATGCCCAACATGCGCGTGTGCGTCTCCTGCTGGGAGCCGAAGCACCCGCAGGAGAACCCGGTGCGCGTCGTCGACGCGGTGGCGCTCTGGAGGCCTTCGCCCGAGCAGCTCCCATCGCCCAGGGTGCCCGTGCTCACCGGCGCCGCGCTCTCGAGCGGCAACGAGCTGCAGTGGACGCCATCGGAGGGCAGCGTTGCGCAGGTGCGCTCGTATCACCTGTACCGGCGCCTTACCGAGGCCGGCGACGGCACGCCGGGCGAATGGGAGGAGATCTTCACGCTGCCCGTCGTGCGCGACATCTTCGGCGACGTACTGACCACGCCCGAGGCGCTCACGTACACCGACACGGACGCCGCGCTGAACGTGAGCTACGACTATCAGGTGGCCGCGCATCCCGTGCAGGGACCGGATGCGCTCTCGAACGTCGTGACGCTCCTTCGTCCCGATGAGGCGGTCGCTCCGGTGCTTTCGGCCGAGCTCGAGGAGGATGACGGCAACACCTACATCCGCCTCAACTGGACGGAAGCCACTGGCGGCACGGTGGAGGCCTACGACATCTACCGCGCCGTCAACGGCGGCGAGTTCGAGCTGTGGGCCGAAGGGATCGACCCGTGGAACCTCACGTCGCTCGATGACACGGTGGAGCCCGGCAACACGTACAGCTACTACGTCGCCACACGCGGCAGCCGCACGTGGCCGAACTCCAACATCGTCNAGATGNAGATCGAGGCCGGCGACCTCGTGCCGACCGGGATCCTGTACTACCAGCACTTCGTCTCGCAGGTCGATACCACGCAGGTCGCGCGCCTCAACATCACGATTCCAGAGGACGCGAAGTGGAGTGACCTGCTCGTCGTAGCAGCGGTACGCACGATTCCGGTCTCGGATCCCGGCGCGCATGGCATCGCCGCGATTGCCTTCGATTCGGACACGCTCGGCTACATGGACAGGATCGAACTACCAGACGCCGAGTGGAACGACGGCAACGGTGTGCGCACCTTCAAGGGCCAGATGGCGATCGGCGTATTCCCCTACGAGGGCCTGCTCGAGTGGTACGCCGGTCAGACGGTGCAGATCTCGGTCACGGGCCTTCAGGACCGCACCGAGGAGTACTCCGGCTTCATCGTCGTCATCTTTCGCAACGTCGACTTCAAGGACTTCCAGAGTCACAGCGATGTTGCGGATTTCAACTCGTTTGCTNTGGAGACGTTCGAGGCGGGCTCAGTGCCTNCGAGCGGTCTCGAGCTCGCGGCNGATCCGGCTGAACACTCTCAGACGCGCGCGATCTTCACGGCCGCTGTGCGCACGCTATTTACGGGTGCCGAGGGGCAGGCTTTCGAGCACATCACCCCGGAGGGCGTGACGATCTTCGACGAGATCGTTGTCGGGCCGTATGCGCTGCGTGTCGGCTACCGCGAGACGACGCGCCATCCGCCTGCAACCGAAATGGCCGAGTGGCGGTTCAGCGGGTTCGATGCCGTTGGCGGAGCCACCACGGGCGTTGCGGCCGTCACGCATCTGTCGCTCACGCCACTGCCGCCGGGAGAGCGGGTCGCGCCTGAGATCCAGATCCTCGAGGCCGAGGGCAATGCGCTGCGCATCGGGTGGAGTGCGGCGAACTTCCTGAATCAGGATGTGTTGCATTACGAGATCCTTCGCATCGACTCGCAGATGTACGAAGGAGCGCCGTCGTTCTCGCAGCCTCCATCGGTCGATCAGCTCTGGTTCGTCACCATCGTGTCGGCGGACACGCTCGAGTATCTCGATCAGGAGGCCAATGACTTC